TAGAAGATTATTGGTTACCACGTAGAGAAGGTGGTAGAGGAACAGAAATTACTACATTACCAGGTGGCCAAAACTTAGGAGAAATAGCTGATGTAGAATATTTCCAAAAGAAATTATATCGTTCATTAAACGTACCTGTAACTAGATTAGAAGCTTCTTCTGGTTTTAATATGGGTCGTGCAGCTGAAATTAGTAGAGATGAATTAAAATTTACTAAATTTGTAGGTAGATTAAGAAAAAAATTTACAGAACTGTTCAGTGACATATTAAGAACACAGTTAATATTAAAAGGTATTATAGCTGAAGAAGATTGGTCTTTAATAAGAAGTACATTAACTTATGATTTTGTAAGTGATGGTCATTTTTCAGAATTAAAAGAAACTGAAATGATGAAAGAAAGATTAGCTCTTGTACAAAGTATGGAAAATTATGTTGGTAAATATTTTTCAAATCGTTATATTCGTAAAAATGTATTAAAACAAACTGATAGAGAAATTGAAGATTTAGATAATGAAATGAATAAAGAAAAATCTATGGAACCTGATGACCGTTCTGATAAAGGTACAGATGAATTAGGTACAGGTAGTACTAATAATAGTAACGCTATTTCAAGTAATTAATTATATAAATAGTAATAAAAAGTGAGGAAATTATGTCAGAACAAGTAAAAAATTTTATTGATAAGTTATCATCAAGCAATGCCGCTGAAGCTGGTGAAGCATTTAAAGACGCTTTAAGAGATAAAATTGGTAGTGCATTGGAAGATAGAAGAAAAGAATTAGCAAGTACTTTGTTTCAAGGTAAATTAGATGTGACTTCGTTTAGTGACCCTAAACCAGAAATTATCAGTCCATCACCTAAAACAGTACCAGAAAATGTAGTAAACAATGGTGAACAAACTAAGTAATATAATTAAAGAAACTCAAGTTTCTGATTCTAAATCTTATAATGACTTATCGCCTACGATGAAAAAGGCTGTAAATGAATTTTATAAAGAAATGGAAAAATCTAAAAATAATATTTTAAAAAGTTTTGAAGGTACAATAGAAAAGATTGCAAAATATAATAAAATAAACAAAGAAGAATTATATGATTATTTTGCAAGAGAAGTAAAAGAACAAATAGGAGCAAATTAAATGGCAACATATATTGCTAAAGGCGCTATAGTAACTAACCCAAGTGCTAATAATATTAGTAGAGCACAATTTGTTTATTGTGTTGCTACATCAACTGCACAAACAGTTGTGGTAAAAGATTCAGATACTAATACACTAGGAGAAATTTATTTAGCATTAGCTGGCGATTCGGTTTGTGTTGAAAAAGAACCATCAGACACTATAACATTATCTGCTGGTAAAGTTAGTGCTGTAGGTTCACCTAGAAGTTAATATAAAGAATATACAAAATGTCAAACACATCAACTTTTATATCAAAAGGTGTTGCAAGTAATTTGACAATAGCAAGTGGAGGCACTCTCACAAAAAATGTCAATCCACCACATTCTAATACTGAGATTGTCTCTCCTTACTCGGCTATTTGGAGTTTAAATTATACAGGTGCCTTAGGGGCAATAAACAATGTCTCATACAAATTATATGTAACATCGTTGGGAATAGGCTCCGCTCTCACATTGACCAGCCATTCAACAGGTGATTATGCAGTGACAGCAGGCAACTTCTTGTATGATGAATATGGAACCAGTATTGGCATCATCAAGGGCAACACTACAATAGACAATTATATGGCAAAAGCCGCAGCAGTTTGTGGTTCATTGTCCAATAGTATAATAACTGCCGCAACATACAAAGGAACGTGGAACGCTTTTACCGATACTCCCACACTGACTGATGGTGTTGGCATCTTGGGAGATGCTTATGATGTAACCACTTCTGGAACCAGCGGAGCCTATCCTGAATACGTTGAACAAGACTGGCGCATCTATGATGGTTCTGTTTGGCAAAGAGTTGATAAAACAAACACAACAGAATGGACCATAAACCCTACAAGTATATCAGGTGTAAATGTTGATAGAGCTCGTTTTGTACATTGTACAGCAACATCAAACACAACTACAATACGTGTAATAAATGAAAGTAATGAAATTTTAGGAGAATTGTATTTACATAGTATTGGAGATTCGATAACTATTGAAAAAGCTGCAAGCGATTATGTTGTACTTGTAAGTGGTGGTGTAAAAGCCCATGCTGTAGGATCGCCGAGAAGTTAATATTTGTATAAATAGTAAGTAATTAAGAGGGAAAATGAAACTTATTAGAGAAGAAATTAACGAAGCAACATACCTTGTTGAAGAAAACGAAGGTAAAAAAGAATACAAAATCAAAGGTGTATTCTTACAATCAGAAATCAAAAATCGTAACGGCCGTATCTATCCTTCTGAAGTATTACAAAAAGAAGTTACAAGATACAATAAAGAATTTATTAATAAGAACAGAGCTTTCGGTGAATTAGGACATCCTGAAGGACCAGTTGTTAATTTAGAGAGAGTGTCTCACATGATTAAAAAATTGTATCCAGATGGAAAAAACTACATCGGAGAAGCAAAAATTATGGATACTCCATACGGTAAGATTGTAAAAAATCTTATTGATGAGGGTGCTCGTTTAGGAGTATCATCAAGAGGTATGGGTTCCTTAGTACAAAGAAATGGTCACAATTATGTTGGTAATGACTTTTTCTTAGCAACGGCCGCTGATATCGTGGCGGACCCTAGTGCTCCAGATGCTTTCGTAGAAGGTATTATGGAAGGAAAAGAGTGGGTTTGGAATAACGGAATCCTTGTGGAACAAGACGTTGCTGCTTGGAAACAAGAGTTAATTAAGACTAAACGAGTTGAATTAGCTGATAAAAAAGCAAAGATTTTCGAAGATTTTTTAAAGAAATTATAATAGAAATTCAAGTTATTATAAATATCATTATTAAAGAGAGAAAATTTAATTCGAATTAAATAAACAAGGAGAGTTCTCAAATGGCTACAGAAAAAAATGTAGAAAATAAATCAGTAATTAGTGAAGCAGAAGCTGTAACTATACCTGATGCTCCGAAGAAAAATGCTGTAGCAGCTGAACCTACTCATCTTAAAAATGATGCACAGGATTTAGGCGCTGCCGTAACAAGTCCATCGGACACACTTCCGGATTCTACAAAAAACAATAAAAAAGTTTCTGACGCTGTTAATGCTAAAGCTGCAGATGTTGACGCTAGTAAAAAACCAGACACAGAAGCTGGTGTTACTAAAGTTGCAACTCCAGGTCAAACATTAAAAGTGGAAGAAAAAGAAGAAACTATTGATGTTTCTGATGACGTTAAAGCGTTAATCGGAGATGAAAAATTAACTGAAGAATTTAAAGTTAAAGCTGCTACTATTTTTGAAGCTGCCGTTAAGTCAAAACTTAAAGGTATGAAAGAAAAAATGGAAAGCGACTATTCTAAAAAACTTAAAGAATCAGTTGATACTACAAAATCAGAGCTTGTTGAAAAAGTTGATTCATACTTAAACTACGTTGTTGAAGAATGGATGAAACAAAACGAGTTAGCGATTGAAAGAGGTATCAAAGGCGAAATCGCTGAGGACTTTATTAGTGGTCTTAAAAAATTATTTGAAGATCATTACATTAATGTTCCAGACGAAAAATATGATGTATTAGAAGATCAAGCTTCTAAAATCGAAGAGCTTAACAAGAAATTGAACGAGCAAATCGAGAACAATGTAAAACTTAATTCTGAAATTGGTAAATTAACTAAGAAAGAAATTCTTGGTGAAATTGCTGCTGATTTGGCAGATACTAATAAAGAAAAGTTTGCAAAGTTAGCTGAAGAAATTGAATATTCTAATGCTGATGATTTTAAGAAAAAAGTATCGACTATTAAAGAGTCATACTTTAATTCAACAAAAGAAATTTCATCTAAAAATGAAATAGATAACGTTGCCGAAGGCGAGACTACAGATAATGTAGATTTGTCAAACGCTATGACTGCTTATACGGCCGCTATCAGTAAAACAAAGAACTCAATTAATTTGAGTTCAAAAAAATAAACAGGGAGAATAAAAAAGATATGTACTTATCTGAACAATTAGTTAAAAAATGGCAGCCAGTTCTTGAACATCC